ATGGTGAATACATTTTGTAAGTCATCACGTAACTTATTTCTTCTGAATAAATTCTTAACTCTCAAATAATTTTGAGAAGAATTGCTGTCAGATAAAAATGATTGATAATCTACTTCTGGTAGTTCTCTGAAATATCCCATTTTAGTATCCTACTCCTGTTCTAGGTCCTTGTCTTATTTTTTCATAATCAGTATTATAAATTGGTTCGAGTTCTTGGAATGTTAAGTCCATAATCATTGATACTGGTGTTCCATCGTCATAAGTTGTGTAATTACCCTCTCCTGTATAATTGACATTTACGGATGATAAAAAACACTGCTTAAATTTATTTAAGAATGAGTGTGGTTTGCCACCCTGTCTATATCTCAATTCAAAAATATCTGGAGTTTTTAAGAAAGTTTGTCCATCTACTTTTGGTGCCATATGATATTTAAATGTTCTAATAATATTTCTAATCTCTTCTGCTTCTTTTGGTCCTCTGGGCACGAATTTGAATTGAAATCTAAAAGTGCGAAGACTTGGACCATTAAATAATAACTCCATATTTGGATTTAAAATTTGTCCTGTTGATCGTGCTAAAATTTGAGCTGGAGTAATATTAATACCAGCAATACCGACTGCCTTTGACGCTAATCCTCTAGTTACAAATCCTGAGGCTCCATCGATTCCTCCAGCTGCATTTTTTATCTTGTCTGCTCCTGCTGATAATGTTCCAAAAGTAGAATTAAGACCATTTACTATATCCACATTTCCTGCTTTATCCACATAGTCTCCACCGGTTCCCATGGTATCCATCACTGCTCCGACTGCGGCACCGGCAATACTATTCAGATTTGATGATTGATATGATACTGAATTGCTATCAGAAATACTTGATGGTATTGGTAATAATATTGTTGCCTTTGATGCTTTATTAGAGTTTTGTCTTATTCCCCCTGCTCTTGCAGTTATGGAGGTTGTAGATATATTTTTAGTTTGTTTAACTGCTTCATCAGAATTTGCATATGGAGCAACAAATTCATCCACTTTAATGTTTCTGGCAGCATTAGTAGACTTAATTGCAGTATATTCGATAACATCTATCTGCAAATAATCAGTCTTTTCTGTAAAAGCAGTATATGGATATCTTAGTATAGGTTTCGTACTATTTTGTGGCATCTGCCTTACTTTTTAGTTATTTAGAACGAACTTTAGCAAAACCGAGTTCTATCACATCAGACATCTCTTCTGGATAGATTTCGTATAGTCCACCAATGATTTGATTGTAATCATATTGCCTTCTACTATTCTGAGAATCCCAATGAAAATTAATTCCACGAAACCCCCAAGAGAATACTTCGGTAACACCTACAAGAGGGTGTTGGTCATACTGCATTCCTGATGTCTTGGCATTATAAAAGAAGGTATAATATTTTCCACTAGAAGGAACTTTATCACCTTCGGATAAAACACTGATTAATTCAGTCATAATATCATCAGCAGTTTCGATACCAATTAAATTATCAACAACACCACGCACACGATTATCATTATCTTCTGTTGGATTTCTTCTTTGTTGGAGTGTCTTTCTTGGCATTACTTAATACCGAGTTCGTTTTCTGTAAGGACCTTAAACTCATAACCATGATCTAAACACCATTCTTTGGCGGCATTCCATTTTGCCTGATTTTTAGCATACTCAACGACTTCATAGATATAACCTTTCGTCTTTCTCTTTTTAACTTTAGGTTCGATACACTGTTTAAATGGTTTGATCTCAATAATCATTTTTTTAATCATACCATTTGATTCTTTGACCTTAATATAAAAGTCTGGAAAGTATCTGTGGTATCTATTATCAATGGGTGAACGATAGGGGACAATAACTTCTTCACTTCCCCATTCTAAAATATTCTGGTTATTATCACAATAAATCATAAATCGACGCTCCCATAAGGAACGATAAACGATGTTATTGGGATCACCCTTATACTTTTTAGGATAAGATGGTTTATATTTTCCCTTATATGACATCTAAATAACTAATAACAAAGTAGACATACAGGTATTTAGAGTGGCTCGTCCTTATGTAAGAAGTATACAACCAAGAGATGCTAAAGAAATATTTGGTAAATTATCACAAACAAATCATTATCAAGTAAGTTTTGGTAGTCTTCCTGGAGAAGTCGAGAGGCATATTCGCAGAAAGTTTGGTGTCTTTGATGCAAATAATTTTATGTCCCGAAAAGGTGGAATTCTTTGCTCTGATGCATCATTACCAGGAAGTTCTTTGGCAACTGGAGAAGTGAGGGATAATTTTATGGGCATTCCACAAGAGTTTGCTCATACTCGTTTATATGCTGATGTTGATTTTACTTTTTACGTTGATTTAGATTACACAAATCTTCGTATTTTTGAGGGGTGGATTGACTATATTAGTAGTGGATCTGAAAGCACGGATGGAATGAATGAATTAACCGATAATTATTATCGTCGAATGCAGTATCCTGAAAATTATAAAGCAAATACGATGTATATCACTAAATTTGAAAAAGACATTGATAATAATGGAAGAAGATTGGATTATCTTTTTGTAAATGCATTTCCAAAATTAGTAAATGCAATTCCAGTTCAATATGGTGGTGCAGATATTTTAAAAGTAGGTGTGAGTTTTAATTACGACCGTTATATTATGAATCCACGAGGTTCTGTCATAAGAGGAAATCCGGGAAGTTTTACTGATGTAGATAGAACTCAACCATCAGCAGAATTGAATCAAACACAGGAGAATAAAAATCAAAGTACTGGTAATCGTCAACCAATTCCTCTTACGGTTATTCCTTCTTCAGGTACTCCTGTTGGAAATAGGAACGGTGAAGGAACACAATTTATACCCACAGATTCTGCCACTGGATATAGGGGAGAAGGAAATCTGGATGGACCACTATTATATTCAAACGGAACTCCGGTATATAACTCGGATGGAACGATGAGAAGTCAATTTGATTAAAGTCATCTAAATAAAAATAACTGAATTATATTAATTTCTATGCCTTTACCCAAGATTAATACCCCAACATATGATTTGACCTTGCCTTCTACAGGAAAGAAGATTAAATATAGACCTTTTCTTGTGAGAGAAGAAAAGATTTTGATTATGGCAATGGAATCTGAAAATATGTCTGAGATTACCAATGCTATTGTTCAAATCCTTTCAGATTGTATTGTTTCAAAGGATATTAAAGTAGAATCTCTTGCTACTTTTGATATTGAATACTTATTCTTGAATGTTCGTGCCAAGTCTGTTGGTGAAACTGTTGATGTGAATATTACTTGTCCTGATGATGGTGAGACACAGGTAGAAATGTCGATTGATATTGATTCAATTAAAGTTCAAAAGACTAGAGGTCATAAGAATATCATCAAACTTGATGATGAACTCTCAATGAAATTAAAGTATCCCTCACTAGATCAGTTTGTTGAGAATAATTTTGAGACAGAAGAGGGAGCAAGTGAAATTAACCAGTCACTTTCAATGATTACATCTTGTGTTGAGATGATTTATAATCAAGAAGAGAGTTGGGAAGCATCTGATTATTCGAAGAAAGAACTTGATGAATTTATTGAGCAATTGAATACTAAACAATTCAAACAAATTGAGAAGTTTTTTGCTACGATGCCAAAACTTTCTCATACAATTGCAGTAAAAAATCCAGAAACTGGTGTAGAGTCTGAAGTTGTTTTGGAAGGATTAGCAAGTTTTTTCAGTTAGGTATGGCTCATACAAGTCTTGAGTCATACTACAAGATCAATTTTGCTCTGATGCAGCATCATAAATATTCATTAACAGAACTAGAAAATATGATTCCGTGGGAGAGAGAAGTTTATCTTGCTCTACTTCAACAATATATTGAAGAAGAAAACCTAAAGGCACAACAAAAGAGTGGAATCTAATTTAAGTATAAAGACATCAAACATACCAAAGTTTAATGTAAAGACTGTTTCATCGGCAGTCTTTGGAAAAGAGGAAGGTGGAAGTAATATTGGAGGTGGTTCCGGAGAATCGATTAGAAATATTCATAAGACATTAAGTAAATTATCTGGTCATGTAAGAAAGGCTTTAGTTCGTATTAAGGCATTAGAGGGAAAATTTTCTGAGGTAGCAAATAAATTAATAGTTAATACTGAAAAAACTACTGAAATAGAAAAAAAATCAGTAGTTAGTATTGAAAAAATTGTAAAAATTGAAAAGATATTAGAAAAGAAAAAAGATAATATAGGGGGCAATCAAGATAATTTAAGTAAGAGTTTAATAGAAACAAACAAGATTCTTGTAGGTATACAGCAACAACTTGCTCTTCAATCTAGCAACGAACAGAAAGAACAAAAGACAGAAGTACAGCAAGAAAAAAGAGAAAAATCCAAGAAAAGATTAAAGGCAGAAGAAAGTGCATTAGAAAAAACTGCTAAAGGAATTGGAAGAGCAGTTACTAAAACTGTCAAAAAAATTATTTCTCCAATTGGTAATATTTTTGATACAATTTTGGAGTTTATTACTTTACTTGGTGCCGGGATTGCAGTCAATGCTGCTTTTGAGTGGTTCAAAGATCCAAAAAATCGGGAAAAAATAACTAAGTTCTTTAATATTTTAAAGCAAAACTGGAAGTTACTGCGAAATATATTATTGACCGTAGTTGCTGCCGGAATAATAATAAAAGTAGTAAGTGCTCTTACAGCATTAGGAGGTGTTCTTGCATTTTTAGCTAATCCTGTGACACTAGCAGTTTTAGCAACTCTTGTTGGAGCTATGGCTATCCCATTTGTTATGGATAAAATTAATGAAGACGAGAGAAAAAAGTTATTTGGTGAAGGAAATATGGATAAAGGACTTTTTGTTACTCAGGCGATGAATAATTATGGAAGAAGGGCCAGCAAAAAAAATAAAGATAAAATGACGGATCAGGAAAAAAAAGAATATGGAATGTTGCAAAATTATGATAAAATCCTACAGAATAGGCAAACGACCAATCAAGAATTATATGCCGCAAAAAAAAGTGGTGCATCTGCAGAGAAAATATCCAAATTAGAGGAAAAACTTTCTTTTCAAGATTCCAGCATAAGACAATTTGAAGGAGGTGCTGGTGGAGTCGAAATTCAAGGACAATCTATAGGCGACCTTTTTAGTGCATATAAAGCAACGGGAATACTACCACAAACTAGTTTATCTAAATCGGGATTACAATATAGAGAAAAAGGTGGTCCTGTAACAGCAAAAACTCCATATCTCGTGGGAGAAAAGGGACCAGAAATCTTTACTCCAAATATTGATGGATCTATTGTCAATAATATGAGAACAGAAAAAATATATCAAATGATTTCTTCTGGAAGAAAAGGTCGAGGTGGAATTAATATGATAAACCTACCACCAATTACAAATCAAATGCCACCACCAGAAATTCCAGTTCCTCAAGGACCTGCCACAGAAGTTCCTGATATTTCTAGTGTGAATATGGCAGATCCATATCGTCAAATAACTCCAATGTTATATGGAATAACGGTATAATATTATGGAAACAAAAACACAAAAACAAGTTAAACAACTTAAATTAAATGTTATTAATATCCGTAGTGTTCTTATAGGATCAAATAAGAAAAAGGAGAAGATGAATGTAGATAAAAAAAATAGAGAAAAAAGAAAATTAAGTTTTGCTAAAAAACAAAAAAAAGAAAAGGAATTAGAAACTAAAAAAGCAACTAATGAAAAAAAAGTCGGTGGTGAAGTATTGGCCACTCCATCGATGGGTATTCTTGATAAACTTTTCAATTTTGGTGGATTGTTATTAGGAGGAATATTAGTTAATGCTGCAGATGCAATTGTAGAAAAGGGCAAAGAATTTTATGAGAACAATAAAGAACTTTTTGACACCATTGGAAACTTTCTGAGTGGTATAAAAGATGCTGCTGTTGGATTATCTGATTCTTTCACCGGTCCAGAATCAAAAAAAGGTGGATTTGATGATATTGCAAAATTTGATGATTTGGGAAATTTGCAGAGTGGCAAACTCAAAGATGTAGAAAATATTTACAGTGGTTTTGGTGAATTAATTAATAAAATTAATAAGGCAATGGGTGGTAAAGGAACTGTAGGAAATGCTCTTATAGCTGATAAGAAAGTTCTTGCGGTAAAGGGTGGTAAAGAAGGAGTTCTTAATCAAACTACTGGTGAATTTCAGGAAAAACCATTCACTAAGGAAGAAAAGCAGAGATATGAACAAACTAAATCTGGTGCCAGATCAGACACAGTTACTGAAGGCAAACCAGATGTTCCCTTAGAAATGAAAAAAGGGCATTATTATTTTCCTTTACCTAATGGACAGTTCAGTGGAGAGTCTGGGCAATATTATGGTGCAGGGAGATCTTATGGTGGTCATGCTGGAATTGATTTAACAGAAAAACCTCCATTTGGAACTAAAGCAAATATAGATGTTGTTGCAATGGTAGGTGGAAAAGTTTTGGCTGAAAAATACCTTGCCGGAAAACAATATCTGTCTGGAATGATGATAGAAGGAATTGATGGGAAAGATCAAAGATACCTTCATATGACTCCTATGGTGAACCCTGGTGACAGTGTGCAGGCAGGTCAAAAAATTGGAGAATTAGTTGATATGAGTGAAATTGGTAGAAGTATTGATGAAACTCATTTACATTTAGAAGTATATAAGAGAGGACAAAGTGGTTATATGAGTCCTCATAAAGCATATCCACAATTTTTTGGAACACCAAAATCTGCTCCCAAATCTCTTGATACCAGAGAAAAGGCAAGTGGTGGAAGAGTTTTTAGATCTATTGAAAATTCTAAAAAAGATATGCAAATGAGTTTAATAAATCAACCAATGGATGATGAATCAGATTTACTTGTTGCAATTCAACCGGTAAATACTATACAGGCAGTTCCTTATATGATGCCATTTCCAGTAGCATCAAAAGGTTCATCATCAGCATCAACACCACAATTGTCGGCATTATGGAGTGCATAAAATAAATGGCAAACCCAGCAGTCGCATCAAAATATCAAATATTTGAAATGACAAAAGGTGATAAGGAAATTGTTTTAGAAGGAAAAACAACGAGTTTTGATTATTATGAAAGTTTATTGTCTCCTAATATTACTGCTACGGTATCATATGTGGATACTGGATTAGTTGAGGTAGATCAAAATGTTGCGACCTATGATAAGGAGTATGATAAACAAGAGAGACCAGGAACATTATATAATACACTTCCAATTGTTGGTGATGGATCCGAAGAAATTAAATTTAAAATATCATCTGCACTTGGAATATTAGATTTTTCAAAAACTCCATTATATGTAAATGGTTCTATTAA